AGGCCCGTATGAAGAATTAAGGGAGTATATGGTATGGACTCCCAAAGGGAAGGAATATCTCAAAGAGAGAATAAGAGAAGAACAAAGAAAATATCAGGAAAACAGAAGAAAGGAGAACTCACTATGAAACCAATTACAATAGACCCGCAATTACAATCAGTACTTGAACATTTGAATGCCGCACGCAAGGACTTTTCAGAAGCCTATACCCGTATTACGAACGAGGGGGCAAAAAAATATTCTTTTATGCTTCGGGATTTCTTAACTGACATAGAGAGTGCCATCAGTGAGACATCATGTCTGGCCACTTCAAAGATAGAGCTTGATTTGATGCGTGAATACAATACACGGAAGGAGGAAAGATAATATGGGACAGAACGTATATGCCGACCCCAAATTGCAAGCGGCTTATGAGAAAGGCTTGAAAGTCGGACGTGTGGTAGATTACTGCGCTGCCCGCTTACAGATACAAGAAAGATTGGCGCAAGATATTGTTGATATGATAAGGAATGCACTTGGGGATGAATATCCACCTTTAGCTATAGGTATAGTATTGGAGGGAGAACACTTGTGTAAAACCATGCGTGGGGTAAAAAAACAGGGAAAAATGCGTTCTTCTTTCTATTTTGATAATGGAGGCTTACCCGAATTAAAGGATGAGTTGTCTCAATTTGTCAGTTTTGGTTAGTTATTGGTTATGACAGAAAAGAAGAATTCAGCAGAAAAAAAGAAAAGAGGACGTAAATCGGATTACAAAGAAGAGTATTCCGACCAAGTTCTTAAACTCTGTCTGCTTGGTGCGACAGATAAAGAAATTGCTGAATTCTTCTCTGTTTCAGAACAGACAATCAATAGTTGGAAAAAGAAATACCCTGAATTTCTTGAGTCCTTAAAAAAAGGAAAGAATTTGGCTGATGCCAATGTAGCTTCTCGTTTGTATAATCGTGCTATTGGTTACTCATGTAAAGCAACCAAATTCGCTACATCTGACGGGCGTATAACTGACCAAAAGGAGTATATAGAACATTATCCACCGGACACAACGGCTGCAATATTTTGGTTAAAGAACCGACAGCCGGAAAAATGGCGCGACCGTAAAGAAGTTGATACCAATGTGAATTTAGGTGATGAACTTGAAAGTATGACCGATGAACAGTTAATAGCTATAATACGTGGCGAACAAGAGTAAAAGCAACCGGGAAATTCTTATAAAGCGTGCGAAGGCAGTAACAATTCTTCGCAAGCGGGAAGCTCAGAAAGATTTCTGGGCTTTCTGTTTATACTATGACCCGAAGTTTTTTGCAAAGCGTTTATTCTTGAAGAAAGTTGCAGAAGCTTTTATGCGTGTATATGAGTCATACTCTGCCGGCATAATCTATCGCCTTGCAGTAAGTATGCCGCCACGTGCAGGAAAGTCTTATATTTCATCTTTGTTTATCGCATGGATGCTTGGGCATTTTCCGGAAGAATCAGTTATGCGTAACTGTTGTTCTGATACATTGTATAATAAACTTTCCTATGATGCCCGTGATATTGTGAAGTCCAAACGTTTTCATGAAATATTTCCGGATATTTATCTTAAAGGTGATAAACAGAATGTGAAGAGCTGGAATGTTGAGGGAGCCCGTCAAGTTTCTTATTTTGGCGGTGGTGTTGGTGGAACTGTTATCGGTTTTGGTGCGTCCATGCTCGCCATGACGGACGACTTGTACAAGAGCTTGGAAGATGCCTTATCCGATAACAATAATGAAAAAGTATGGTCATGGAAACAAGGTACGCATGATTCTCGTATAGAGGGTAACTGTTGTCTTATTGACATTGGTACACGCTGGTCTGCCAATGATGTACTTGGGCGTTTGGAAGAAGCAGGAAAATATAATGAAATCATCCGTATTGCAGCTCTTGATGAAAACGAACGGTCCTTCTGTGAAGATGTACACACGACCGAATATTACCTTGAATTGCGCTCGGAGACAGACGAAAGTATTTGGATGGCCGAGTATATGCAGGAGCCATTCGAAGCAAAAGGTTTACTATTTCCGAAGTCCTCCCTTATGCGCTTTAAACTCGCCGATATTGCAGGTAAAAGACCTGATGGCACTATTGGCGCTTGTGATACTGCGGATAAAGGTGATGATGATTTCTGTGCACCATTCGCAAAGGTATTCGGACCGAAATACTTTATCACAGATGTATTATTTACCAAAGACCCGGTTGAGGTTACGGAGCCACGCTTGGCACAAATGGTAATAGATACCGAATGCGACCAGTTACGTATCGAGTCAAACAATGGTGGGCGTATATTCGCTATCAATGTGCGTAAACTTGTTACCACGAAAAGAAAGTCCTGTCTTATCCAAGCGCGTCCTACTACTCAGCATAAAGAAACTCGTATTCTGATGAAAGCCGGCTGGATAAAAAAGCATTGCGCATTCCTCGATGAAACAGAATACACTAAAGGTTCTGACTACGGGCGTTTTATGAAAGCTCTTACAAATTATAAGCGTGAGGGGGATAATGCTCATGATGATGCACCGGACGGATGCACCATTCTTGCAGAGTTTGCCGAGTCAATCGGACTGAATTTCAAAAAATCAACACGCAAAGTAGGACGCGGATAAAATTACTACATAAAGAATGTTGTGATTATATCCCCAATAAACCATAATAATAGATTTTCTCTACTTTGTTCTTGATATAAGAACCATTTGATTGTATTGGTTATTCTTTTAAGTCTTTTCATATTCTTCTTTTTTGAAGAATAGAGTTTTTGTATGTATGGTAGGGGATTTATAGTTGAGGTGAAATACAATAGGGGGATATATTTTAAGAGAAAAGTATATGCCAGGAATATCCGAAATATTGAGTAATGACAGACTTTTTTCGAATAGTCAGTGATTTATGTGTAGATACCATAGAAGATAGAGACCCCAAAGAATATTTGGAGGAATATAACGGAGAACGCCGCCGTCGTAAAACTTCAGTAGGTTTTCGTGAACCTAAAAAAGTGGCTGTATATTCAGATACAGAGTTTGAAACAGACCCAAATACTGGCGAAGAAAAAGCAAAACGTTTGGAAGATAAGATTGTGCCGGTTGCTAAGATTGTAACTAATATCCCAAAGAAGATAGTACGTACAGCAGCAGCTTTTTTGTTCGGTGGGGATATGATTGTATCGGCAGATAATATGGATGATGATAGCTTGCAAGACTTCAAGCAGGTATTTGTCCGCAAGCTTAAGATGAAATCAGTCTTTATGAGATTTGCTCGTATTGTACTATCTGAAACCAAAGGGGCGATTGTCTTTTATCCTGTAACGAAAAGCAATATTAAGGGAACGGATAAGGATGGAAATCCTGTCTTTAAAAAAGAAGTCGTATTAAAAGCCAAAATATTATCAACACCAAAGGATGATAATGTAACCAATGAATTTTACCCGCATTTTGACGATGATGATGATATGGATGGCTTCATTCATAAATACACAGCTATGGTTAATGGCAGAAGTTGTGAATGCGTGAAGATTTATACCGCTAATGAGATTATAACCGGAATCAATGATGGGCAGTGGGTTATAACAAAGGATAAGAATCTATTCGGGAAAATTCCAGTTGTCTATGCTGAGGTAGACCAACCGGACTGGGAAGATATAGCAGTTCTTATGGATGCGTATGAAATGCGCCTTTCTCGAATGTCAGATACTAATGACTATTTTGGAGACCCTATGCTAAAGACTTACGGCCAGACCAATTTACCTTCAAAGGAAACGGTAGGAAAGGAGTTGAATTTCTCCATGGAAGTGGACCCGGATACCGGAACTGCTTATCATGGTGATGCAGAATATTTATCCTGGCAGCAGTCTATTGATTCTCAGAAAGAGGAAATCGCAAACGAAAGGCATGAGATATTTTCCGGTGCTTCTTGCCCTGACCTCTCCTTTGACAACCTTATCGGTATAGGTGATTTATCCGGAGTGGCTCGTGAGTTTATGACTATTGACGCAAAGATAAAAGCTACGGAACAGATGGAAATATTCGGTCCGGTGGTACAGCGTTGTGTGGCAATCGTGCAGGCTGGTATGGCCCGTATTTCCCATATCAAAAACGCTGGCGCAATAGAGGGAAATTATTTCGAGGTGAAGTTCGGTTCAATCTTGCCCAAGAACCTTACGGAAATTTTGCAGAACTTGGCTATTGCAAACGGTAATAAGCCTATTAATTCGCAAGAGACCATTACTGCAGAATCTCCTTATACAAAGAATGCCAAGCAAGAGACTGCAACCATGAAGAAAGAAGAAAAAGAAATGGCACAAAACAGCAATCCTTTTGGTGCTACATTTCCTGCTAATCCAGATGAATGATGAAACGTAAAGGGCTTTCCTTTTATGATAGTCAGCATTTGCAAAAAATGTTGGTGCAGCAAAATGATATAACAGCTATCTTTAATCGTTTTATTGCTGCTATTTCCCCTTATCTTCAACAATGGGCAGATAAGGGGAAAGATAGTGTATGGGTAAGAAACCAGTCAATAGAAAAACGTATTGATAGGGAGTTGGTAAAGTTACAATCTGACCTACTTGCCAATATTACTCAATTTCAAATGGACGCATGGAAACGTTCTGAACTAAAGAATGATGATTTTATTTCAAGGTATATTGAGGGATTGGCTATCAGTACAGCTATAAAAGAAGGGCTGTTTGCTCATAATGCCAAAGCTATGTTGCAGCTAAAAAAAGGTATGGATATTAGGGGAAATACCTTATCTGACCGTGTGTGGAATATTGCGGAGCTGGCAAAAGAGCAACTGGAGTATTATCTTGCATCCGGAGTATCGGTAGGCCGTAATGCCGGGCAGATAGGCCGGGATGTGCGCCAACTTCTTAAAGAGCCGGACAAACGTTTTAGGCGTGTGCGTGATGCAAATGGGAAACTGATTTTATCTCAGCCTATGAAGAATTATCATCCGGGCCAAGGTGTGTACCGTAGTGCAAGCATGAACGCATTGCGATTATCCTCTACGACAACTAATATGGCTTATCGTGCAGCAGATTATGAACGATGGAATGGTCAGGACTTTGTTTTGGGCATAGAGATAAGACGGTCTGATAGTAATCGAGGACCGTGTGCACTTTGTGATTCGATGGTTGGCAAATATCCGAAAACATTTAAATTCACAGGGTTTCACCCATTTTGCATTTGTTATGCGACTCCAATAGTTATGGAACCGGAAGATTTGGCCGAGTATTTGGTAAATGATACGATACCGGAAGAACTTGTTGTGAAAGATATACCTCAATCGGCTAAAGCTTGGGTAAACAAGAACCTTGAAAGGGCTAAAGGATGGAGCAATGAACCCTATTTTATTCGTGATAACCGGCAGTTCTTTGGAGAGTTGAAAACCAATATTTATACATTGGAAGAAAATAAGTTTACCCGCACAAGAAGCACATCTGTATCGATGCAGCGTGCTATTGATTTTCTTTCAAAGGAATATCCGAATATTTCTAATACAAGGTTGGCCGCTATACATCATTATACTAAAGCCGGAGGCAACTATCGACAATTAAATAAGCAGTTGTATAATGAGAACCTTAGCGAGTTTAATAAAGCTGCCGCAACATTAATTCGTGAAGGGTTGAATTTGTTGCCAACATTTAAAGGCATTACGTATCGTGGTACTATAATAAAGCGAAAGGAATACGAAGCTTTGTATAAGGATAAAAAAGAGGTTTCCCACAAGATATTTACATCATGTAGCAAATCTCCGGAAATAGCTGATATGTTTGCGAGTTATCGCCCTTTGAAAAGAAATGAAGTGAGCATAGTTTTTAGGATTCAGGGTAAAAATGGAAAGGATATATCGAAAATCTCGGAATTTAACGGTAAATTTGTAGAAAAGAATCAATATGAAATACTTTTTGCCACTGATACAAGATTTGAGATAATATCGGTATCGGAGCAGGAAGATAAGATTAATATTAAATTGAAAGAGCTATGAGCAAGGAACCGAAAGTACCGGAAGTTACAGATGAGCTTCGCCAATATTGGAAAGAAAGATCAGAAAAGATTCTCAGAAATTACGAAGCAGGGAAGTATGATGAGAACGATGAAGTAATGATGGCTTCCGTTAAGTGGGCAAGGTTAAGCATGGAGGAAAAGGAAGAGGGATATAAAAAGTATTACTTTATGTTTGACCGCTGGCAGGCAGAGCAGGATGCCATGTGTGGATATGATGACGAAGACGATGAAGATTAGTATTTAGAGTTTATTTGAATATAGGCTATCCGGGTGCGGGTAGCCTTTTTTTATGGTAAAAATCCTGCTCCAATATATTTTAAAGCAAAAAGACTATGGAAATTTTAGTTGCAATTAAAAAAGCTTTAAAGAAAGCAGGTATTCCAGAGAAATATGCTGCAAAGGTAAAAGCCTTATTTAATGTTGAGAGCGAGGAAAATCTGGAAAACTATGTCTCTCTTTTTAAGGATAACATTCTTCCGGATTTGGAAGCAAGCGAGCAGAACAAACAGAATGTTATCAATAATGCTATTGCTGAATATGAAAAGGAGCATGGTCTGAAAGATGGCAAGCCTATAGAGGGAAAGGGCAAAAAAGGGAAGAAAAACAAAACGGTCGTTGACGACGATGACGATGATGTAGATGATGATTTGGATGATCTTCCGCCTGCTTTCAAAAAGATGCTTCAAGCCCAGCAAAAGCAAATCCAGACCTTAACGGATAATATTTCCACCTTAACAAAAACCGTTTCCGATTCCGGCAAGAACGCGTCTGCTAAGGCATTGTTTGATACAGCCAATTTGCCGGAAAAATGGTTTAAGCGTATTGATGTAAATTCCGAAACATCTGTAGAAGACCAAATTAAGGAGCTTCAAGAAGAATATAAGGAAATTCGCCAAAGCGCAATATCCGATGAAGTGGATGCAGGCAATTATCGCCCGTATGTAGCACAGCCCAAAGACCGGACAGAAAAGGAATGGTTGGAAATCATGAATAAAGATGAGGGTACTGGGGATTCCAACGGGGTTGCCAGTCTCGGTATTGATTAATAATTAATCCATTGTAGCTATGTTTTTTAAGAAAGAAAAAGAATTTCAGTACCATCCTGCGGTCATAAAAATGCTCGAGGATGTTGTCGGTGGCGGTACCATTGTTCGCGCTGATTTAAGAACTGCGATTTTTGACGGTATGCCATTGGACGAATTGCCGCCATATTGTGTTGTCGGCAAAGATGAAAATGGAGGGTATCGTGTAATCAAGACTGCTTTGGTTACAGAAGCCTTGGAAGCAGAGGGAACGACTGTAAAAGTCAATAAAAGCCATCTGTTTGCTGTTGGGGATTTTGTTACCGTTGGAGGGGGCTTAAAAGGTGCATCCGATAAGATTACAGCCATAGACAAGAGTAATGCCGGATATGATGTTATTACTCTTGAAGCCACGATTGGCGCAGCAAAGGTAGGTCAAATATTAGTCGGGGTAAAAGAGAAGACTACGGCAGGAAAGGCAACCCTTGTTACAAGTTCATCTGAGTTGGTGATAACCTTGTCAAAAGTAGATTTGACTGTTGCTAACCAATCATGCGGCTTAATGGTGCGTGGAACCATTAGTGAAGGTAATATGCCCTTCCCTATCGATGCAGGCTTGAAGGCTTTGATGCCGTTAATCAGATTCGTAAACAAGAAATCATAATTGATTTATGGAAAGAAGTTTAATTAGACAAGTAAACAAGAAAAACATGAGCGCCCGTTTAAACTCGCGCCATGTAAAACCAATGTATTACCCTAATTTCTTTACTCCCAAAAGAGTTACAAGCTTGAAATGGGAAACATTGGTTGGAGAGAAAGGTGCTCCGGTAATTGCCGATGTCGTTTCTTTTGATTCTTCCGCTCCAGAGAAGACGCGGGAAGTAATCAGCAAAATGTCCGGTGATATTCCAAAAACAGCTGTAAAGCGTGGCATGAACGAAAGCGACTATCAGGAATATAAGAATCTGGAACGTGATGCGCAAGGAGATGCAGGGCAAATGGAGTTGCTGAATCTTTCTTTTAAAGACCAGGATTTTGTGTATAATGCAGTGCGTGGCCGTATGGAGTGGTGGGCTATGCAGCTTATGAGCCGTGCAGGTTTCAACTTGTCAGCAAAGAATAATAATGGCATTGTAACCACTGAATTTGTAGGTTGTGGTATGCCGGCAGATAACAGAAAGAAATCTTCTGCAGACTGGGCTGATGCTGCAAAAGCTGACGGTTTGCAAGATATTGAAGATGTACTTTCTGCAGCAAGTGCCAAGGGGGTAAGTCTGCGATACATCATTATGCTGACATCTGATTTCACTTTATTGAAGAAGCAGAAATCAACTTTGGATAAGATTAAGGGCTGGATTAACCAGACATCGAAACTCGTTATCACCAAGAAGGTTATTAACGAGTATTTGGCTGAACAAGAATATCCGGCACAGATTATCACTATCAATCCGGCTGTGCGTATTGAAGATGCAAACCACAAACGTACTACTGTTTGCCCATGGAAGAAGCATCGTATTTGCTTCCTTGAGGATTTGAATGTTGGTAATATCCAGCACGGTCCTATTATGGCTGAAAATTCGGAGTCTTTGAAGAAGAAAGCAATCATGGTAAAGAAAGACTTTATCTTGGTTACAAAATTCTCTACTGAAGAGCCGTTCAAGGAGTGGACCAAGGCTGAAGCTAATGCAATTCCTGTAGTCAATGACCCGGAAGCTATGTATATCTTGCAGGCTGATGGTAAGGAATGGCCTTCTGACGAAGCAACAGAAGGTACGGATAATATTCCTGCTAAGTTCTTGGGTCAGGAAGTGGATGATGAAAACTTAGAACCGGGTGACGAAGAATAATACAGTTATGGCAACAATCAGAGAAACGATACTGGAATATCCCTCTATTGGAGATATGGAAGGCTTCTTGGAAAAGGTAGTATTTGTAAAGCGTGGTATTAATCCCGAAGAACAATGTACTACTGATAATATAAAGCAAGTTGGTCTATGTGTCGCTGATACGTATGCCATGCTGATAAATTCTCCGGATTTCACGGAAAACAAGTTATCTATCTCTCATCCCCGCTCTTACTATATACAGACTGCAAAGCAGTTATATATTGAGAACGGGGAGCCTGAAAAGGCTGCCAAATTAGGAAAGAAAATCATTATTAGGGGAAGGGCAAGGAACGCATGGTAACCAGATATCCTCATACTGCCTTGATAACTTATGAAATTGGCGGAAAATTAGTCAATGGTGAGTGGGTTGATGGAGAAACAAAAACTCTGTCAGTAAAGGGAAGATATGATTCCGTTAGTGATGGGCGTATAGTTATGAAGAAAAACAGCCTTGGCGACGAAAAGCAAGTACATGGCTATTTCTATACTAAAGTCCGTCCTGATATTGATGTTAAATATTTGCGTTTACAAGTTCCTTCTCTTAATGTTGATGTGGATATAATTTGCTGGGAACCGTATCAATCCCATTCAATTATAAATGTATGAAATCAGGACTGACACCTTTGTTTTCGGATGCGGATATAGACCGCTGGTTTGACAAATTCCAAGAACGAGCAGAAGAAAGGATTTTTAGATTACTTTCTGCTGCCGGAGAAAAATTTGTAGAAGTGGCCCGTAAATCGGGTAACTATACAGACCGCACAGGCAATCTTCGTTCTTCTGTAGGCTATATAATAGCTATGGATGGAGAAACCGTTTCTGAAAACTTTGAGAAAAGCGGTAAAGGGAATGACGGTGATACTGGTATTTCCAAAGCCAGACAGCTGGCCGAAGATATTTCTTTGGCTTATCAAGGCAGTTACGTACTGATTGGTGTTGCCGGTATGGAATATGCGGTTCATGTTGAAGCCAAAGGAAAAGATGTAGCTACTACGGGATATATCCAATGCCAGGAGTATTTGCGTAAGGCATTGATTAAGGTATTTGAAAAAATATAGTTTATGGATGAATTTGATGTAATAGATTTCGTATATGAAGCGATAGAAGCTGCCGGTACTGGAATTGCCATATATAAAGACAAATCTGAGGCCGGTGTTAAGGACGAACATATCGTAATTAATCATCTATCATTAACGGAGTTGGATTTCATTAATAAAAGGTACTGATATACATATCTACACTGGAAAATCATAGAAAGGCTGGAGTCGGGAAATCCCCGAACCAGTCTTTTCTATTTATTTAACTATTCTCTTTCCTTTATTGTCAAAACAAAAGCCGAAAACATACTTGTATCGGCTTTTGTTATTGCCATGTTGTTGAAATATTGTGCAGAAAGATTTCGATTATATTAGCATGACAACTATATAACGTATCTTTCCATACCATCTTCACATCATTTAACTCAAATCCGACTTACTCCGCCTTCTACTTTTTCGTTATACGCACAGGAGATTATCAGATTTTTATCAAGATTTTCTCCGTGAACTCATTGTTGAACAAATCAATCTTTGTAAATTGTAACATCATTAAAAGTTTGGAGGACAGCCTTATGAAAGACCCGTTTGAACTTAATGCTAAATCAATCATGGCTCTTTATGAACTCTTTCCTACGGAAGAAGCCTGTATTAAACATCTTGAAGCCATTAATTGGCATGGAAAACCTGTTTCACCATTTGACAAGACCTCTAAAGTTTATAAATTGAAAAGTGGCAAATATCGCTGTAAGAATACAGGTAAGAACTTTACCGTTCGTACAGGTACGATGTTTGAAAAGACAAAGATAAGTTTGCGTAAATGGTTTATCGCCATTTGGCTTGTCACCAATCACAAAACAGGTCTTTCTTCCTATCAACTCGCAAATGATATAGAAGTAACGCAAAAGACAGCATGGTATATGTTGCATAAAATACGTCATGCAATGCGCCTCGCCAATGAGAACTTCTTAGAAGAAACTGTTGAAATAGACGAAACTCTTGTTGGCGGAAGAAACGGAAATCGTCATTGGGATAAGAAAGTACCTCATTCACAAGGACGCTCCCACAAGGACAAAGCACCTGTCGTTGGAATGATACAACGGGAAAATCTGATGAATGCACGGGTAACACCTGATACAAAATCCGATACCCTGTCTGCATTCATTAAAGAATACATACACCCCGATGCAATCATATATACAGATGAGAATGATGCCTACAATCAAATAGGCTTTACTTATACCCGTTTCTACGTTGACCACAGTAAGAAACTATACAGCTATGAACATATAACAACCAACAGAATAGAGGGAGCTTGGACGCATTTCAAGCGTATGGTCAAAGGTACATACAGAACTCTGCTCAAAAAGTATTTGCAGAAATACGTTGATGAGTTTGTGTATAGATACAATTTGAGAGACGTCAGCAATTCAGACCGATTTAACTGCTTCCTCTGCTGCGCTGACACACGTTATACATACAAGCAAATCAGAAAATCAGTGGCTTAATATGAAAAGGAGAAAAGAACCAACAGAATTTAAACTTGGAACAATCGTTGTTCCCTATATTGAAATGTTCGATGAAGCGGTAGCCATAAGGACAGAGGGTGTACAACTTATCATTGATACCTATTTTAACGACCTGTCTATTGATGACATTCCCCAGCAATATGTGTTCACTTGGGACTGGCTTGGAAAAGGTTACAAGTTTACCGTAATAAATCACCTCTATAAATCGTCTAAAGCGAAAACTAAACAAGTCTTTAAGAAGTTACTAGCAGAGGCATTGCCATTGCTTATAGACCCTAAAAACGGACTAATAAAAAAGCCGGAACTTAGTCCGGCTGATTTAGGGGGATTTAATTCAATTTTAAAACAACTTTAGTTCTTGATAGGAACGACAGAAGATATTATATATGTTTTAGGGAAAATAAGGTTGATACCCTCTTTTTCATAGTCCTTAATAATACTTTTAGAAGCCACCCCATGATTTTGAGTATAAAGGCTTAATTTGTTTTTACAAAATACAGTAACTTTTTCTTGGTCTCTACTGTTTTTGACAACACCGTCATATAGATACCCCTCTGAAACGGAGCCACGCACGTATTTTACTTCTGCATTTACTATACTTGAATCAAATCTGACATATACGGTATATGCTTTCCCTAATTTGTCATAACTGACTTCAAATTCATCAAGTCTAACGACACCTGCCATATCATTTTTAAGATAGGCTTCCTTATAGGAACAAAACTTGACACTGGAACTTTCATAACAACCTAAAGAATCGGTTATTGATTCTTGTGCATTTGACACCACTGCAATCAGCAGTAACGTGAACAGAACGAAATACTTTTTCATAATGGCGAAATTTTCGAGTTTTTCTCAGACAGCCAGTGAGAAATTACGTTATATATAAAGAAAGTGGGACTGCCACCTGTGCATACTCGAAAGCATCGCCAAACGCTTGTACAAACACACAGATGAGCAGCCCACTTGATATAGGTTGCCCTCTGTGCCTTGTTTGTACTTTTGTTGAATTGGCGATTCTTCGAGTATCAAGGCACTTTCCTTGTAATTTACCAACAATGTCATTGCCTCGAAAGGCTTGTGCAAATATAGTAAATAATTCGTTTCCGTACGCTTTCAATAGGAATAAATCTGCGTGGACGACTTTGCTGGAGATACTCCTGTAACGGTTACAACTGTATTAGGAAGTGGGTTGGCGGATATTTGCGCAATATTTGACATATTTTCACCACTACTAATCGTTACAACCACATCACCAGATTGACTGCTGGGACTATAAACCCAATGAAGAGAAACGTTTACATCCGTATTTACGTTATCGCTTGCATTCGCTCTAACAAGTGTTGGTCTTCCTTGAATTGCGGAAGCCCCCTTTATAGAGATAACCGTCCCTCCCGATTCTTGGTTGACACTTATGCGCCTTGTAATTCCTCCACCCGACACTTCAATAAAAGAACTTCTTTGTGATGTTGTAGGGTTCTGAGAAGCTGCAACTGTTACAGTTCCATTTCCATTGCCACTATCGGGAGTTACTGTAATAAAATCCTTTTGCATAATATTCAGTTTTAAATGGTTATCTATTCAAATCTACTTTGGTAATCAACAAGTAATTGTCAGTGCCAAACTTGAAATCCTCCTTGTGGATAGATTGTGTACGCTCAAGCAAGGCTTGTTCTGTCATGCCGTTTACAAAATTATGTCCGATGTTCAGTACAAGAGTAGTGATGTCTTGTGCATCACGAACTTCATTGTATCGGCACTCACGTGTCTTTAGGTGTACATCATTCACAAGGAATACACGATGTTCACCCAATACATCAAGGATAAGAACCTTACAATTACAGTTCATAACAAGTCCTTGACAGGTTTTCAAAATGTTTTCGTCTAATTTCATATTCAGTATTTTTAATGATTGATACTGAACTTAAAACGTAAAAATCGGATAGTCCGTTTATGTCTTGGGAGTGGATTGTGATTGAGTGGGATGCAGGGAAGAAACGTTAAATAAATAGAAAAGACTGGTTCGGGGATTTCCCGACTCCAGCCTTTCTATGATTTTCCAGTGTAGATATGTATATCAGTACCTAATAAAATCCCTGTAAATGTGAATGTGTTTGTTCCTTTGAAGCATAATGGAATGTATCAGCGTCAACGTATGAAAGAGTTAAAACGTATGGTGCGTAAGGCTCTTGCTTCGATAAATAGTGATGATGGCAATTGTAGAGAAATAGAGGATTTCCTAAGTATTCCGATACCGGATTTAAAAGAGGGATTTATGTGTACTAATATTCGATTTAATGTAAAAGTGGATAATTGATTATGGCAGAAACAAAAACGGTAAGGCCTATTGCTATGGGCGTAGGCGCGATTAGAATTGCAGATGTTGGTGATGGAGTGCCGGGAACGGATTTTACCACACTTCCCTTACCCACCAAAAGTAGTGTTGCTTTCAACTTTGCAGACCCTAAGGAAGTGAAGATAGACATTGAAGGCAGTACCGAACCATTATATGTGGAATTTGTAAAAGATACCACTGATTATATTGAGTTCTCTATTCCTACTCCAAGTAATGATACAATAGCATTGCTTGCCGGTGGAACCGTTAACAAAGGGGAAGAATTATCTCCAAAGGATGTTTGGAATAAGCCTACGGATATTCCGTCAATCAATAAGACATTCCAATGCGAAACATTGCCTAAAAAAGGAAAGAAAGTAATCTATACTGTTGTCAATGGTAAGATAGCGGCTAAGATTTCACAGGCTCCGGGCGCAGAACAAGCAGAGTTGTTATTGGTTCGTGTGTACGTACAGGCAGCAATTACAGAAAAAGGGGAAACCAAAACTGCCTTTATGCGTGAAGTTACTGATGCGGCGCCTAAAGCTAAGGCGGCCAAAACCGCATCCAAGTAATAACTATGGTTCTATATAGCTCAGTCGGCAGAGCGCATTGTATAATGAGGTCGGCGGTTCGAATCCGCCTATAGAAACAAACTTTTGATGGATAGGGGCGAAACAATTCTATAATAGTCGCGAATATTATAGAGTTTTCCCGGAAGTACAACGGGATAGCCCCTTTGGATAAATTTATGAGCGTAAAGAATTTGTTTAAATTGGAGTCGGCTTCCATAACGGAGCAACCAGTCAAGATACCATTTGATTTTAGCGAGAAAAAATCTATTCCGGCAGGAAAGGAAGTCGGGGATAGTATAGTCATACGTCCGATAACGGTTAGGACATGGTTTAAGTTGCGACCTCTTTTGCTTGAAATAGAACCGGCAGACCTTGATAAGATGATTGTCAAGTCTGATGAGCCGACTAGTGATTTTCCGGCTATGATGGATAAGTATGGAGAGTTGCTTCTTGATATTGTATGTTTGGGCATTCATAATAAGCCGTCGGAGCCACCGGAATGGTTTCGCAATGTTCTTATAGATAATTCCACATGGGAAGATATACGAATACTTCTCAATGCCATATTCTTTAGAATAGGTTACTTCCCTTTTTGCGACTCTATCACGATGCTTCAGAACGTGAGCCCATTGGGAGAGACGGAGATAATAGCCGCTCAGAAGAATCTGCAAAGTTGGCAGGATACAGTCAAGCAAGATTCTTAGTTATAGTGCATGATTCGTTAGGATTGACTTATATGGAAACAATGGAAAGCAGTTATTCCTTGATTGAAATAATGATGCAGGAATATGCTTCTGTGATGAAAGAAAGAAACCGGACAGTTGATGAAGATGGAGAAACCGAAGGTGTGGATTATGAATGGGTTGAGTTACCAAGTTTTGATGATCCGACAAAAACAATTCGGATGAAGAGGTACTATGATATTGAAGGCGCAAAAGCGAAATAATGCCTGTTTTTATATATTACAATGTTGAAACATTGTTTCATGTCTTGTTTTTAGAGGTTGATGCCCCGTGTCTGTGAAGATATGGGGCTTTCTTATATTTTAAAAATAAATGAATTATGGGTATTCAGAATAAAGATGGTGCATTATATTTTGCTACAGGCATAGATAATACCGGACTTTATAAAAGTCGTCGGGAAGCTATTGGTATAATAAAGGCGATGGCTGATGAAATTACATCGTTTGATGTGTTCGGAGGATTAGGATTGAGTGCCAGTGTTGCTTTTGCTCGTGTGGCTAAAGGGTCGTATGACTTTCAAAAAGAGTTTCAACGGAATATGATGGAAGTTGCAACAATTTCAGATATAGTAACCAATAATATGGCTGCTTATATGAATCGTATTCTTGATTTGACAAAACGTATTCCCATAGATGCTAATGATGCGGCAAAGGCATTATACCAAATTATTTCCGCCGGACATGATGGAGAGGAAGGTATGAAAATTCTAGAAGCGTCAGCTAAAGGTGCTATTGGGGGAATTACTGATACAGCGACTGCCGCTGATACAATAACCTCCTTGATAAACGCTTATAAGATGTCTGCCAATGATGCAGAGCATATTTCTGATATGCTATTTACTACAGTCCGTTTGGGAAAAACGACATTTGGGGAATTGGGCCAAAGTATTGCGCAGGTTGCCCCGATTGCTGCTGCCTATGGTGTAGAGATGGAACAAGTATTAGCGGCGGTTGCTACATTAACCAAACAGGGTACTCCAACAGCCCAGGCTATGACACAAATACGTGCAGCCATAGTTGGAGTATCTAAGTATCTTGGAGATGGAGCTTATGAAGGTCGGACTTTCCAAGAGGCATTGGAATTGGTTAGGCAGAAAGCAGATGGCAGTGAAGCTAAACTGCGTGAGTTTATTCCTGAAATTGAGGCCGTAAACGGCTTGCTTGGCTTAACAGGGAAAAATGCACAGGAAGCATCGGAACATTTGAGTGAAATGGGTAATTCTGTTGGTGCTTCTAACTCTGCTTATGGCAAGATGAAAGAGGTGGGAGAGAATCAATTAAAACTATTCCAGAATAATATCAAGGCTTTCCTTGCTCCACTTGGCAAAGATATATTAAAGGAAGTATCAGATATTACAGAAGCTATGAATAATGCTTTTGATAACGGTCAGATAGAAAGTAGTCTGGAGACAATGGAAACTTTGGTAAAATTGGTTGCGGTTGCATGGACTACTTACAAAGTTGCTACATTGGATGCTACTAAGACAGATAATGTGGCGGCCGCCGCTAAGAAGGTATTGACTCAAGTAACGACTTTATATCATAAAACGATAGGAGATACTATTATTGAAAAGGAAAAGGAACGTTTGATGCAGGAAGCATATACTGCGTCATTGGAAAAGTCTCTTACTGCAGAACAACTGGCTATTGTAAAAAAACAAAATCTTAAGAAAGGAACAGTAGAATATGCCAATGCTCTCTCAACAGTAGCAATGGATGTTAAGAAAAGTGCGGATGCAGAGGTTGAGTCCTTATCTAAATCTTTGGCTAAAAATAGGGAACGTCTTTCGGTTGCCAAACAACGTGTCGTAGCCGCACAAGAGGCAACTGCTGCTGCCAAGGAAGAGCTGGATATGGCTTTGAATGCAAATGATATTGCTGCAACAGAAGTAGCACAGACAAAGGTTGCCATAGCAGCAAAACGTGAAGACACTGCTATAAATGAAGTAAATACAATTAGTCGAAAAATAAACAATCAAGAGAAGCATATAGGTGCTGCAAGAACTCAAGCGGATACGGCTGCAACTATAATAAACAATGCCACCACTGCCGGAAATACTGCAGCTGCAAACCTTAGTGCTCGTGCTCATGGTTTTTTAGCTGCCGCAAAGTTGAAAGCCGCCATTGCAACGCGTACACTTACTGCTGCTATGGCTGCTAATCCCATAGGGGCCATTCTAACAGTCGTGTCGTTGGCTGCTTCTGCTTGGTTGTTATTTGGGAATAATACAGAAAAGGCTAAGACTAAGTTACAAGAGTTTCGTGAAGAGCAAGATAGATTTAAAGAATCAACCAACAACCTTCTCAATACATTGTATGATACAAATGAAGCAGAAGTAAAAAGACAAATGGCTTTGGAAAAGCTGAAGAATATGCTGCCTGAAGTATATAAAGGTTTAACCCTTGAGAATTTAGCTTTGAAAGATCGAAATGAACTTGTGAAGGCATCTAATACAGCAATTGAAGAAAATAATGAAAAACGTTTGCGTGGCTTAATTTTGGCAAGTAAAGAGCGTATTGAAAGCCTGAAAGCAGAACATGGTAAAGTAATAGGTACTTCTTCTACAGGTATGCCTATTACAATTGATAATTCACGTGCCATAAACAATGAACGGCAACAGCTTGGTGAATTGGAAAGTGCTTATGGTAAAATTCAAATAGCCAAACAAAAATTGTTGGAGGATAGCTGGCCGGATGAAGTCAGGCTATCTGTTTACGAAAGTGAGCTTCAAAAAGTGCAGGAACAGATAAAAGCGGTTAAAGCAAAGATTGTTGAAGCAACAGAAGCTAAAGAAGCTTTTTCTTTTGCTGATTGGGGAGGCGGACCGTCTTTTTCTGATTATTCCAACCTACACAACTTGGAGGAACAGGCTAAACAGATACAAGATAATATAAAAAAGATAAATGAAAAAAAGCAGGGTAATGCTGTAGCGACAGGTGTAAAAAAAACTTTGACTGATGCGGAAAAGAAAGAAGCCGAGAGAAGAAAGCAGACGATGGAAGAACTCACTGCTACGGTTGTGAATTTGGAAATCAAGCTTCAGCAGGAGAAGGTATCTGCTATGGCTGACGGGCGACGCAAAACTTTAGAAGAAGTTGAGATAGAGAAGGAAGAGCGTCTGAAAGCGATTGATGATGAGGAAAAAGAACGAAAGAAAAAATATGCGTCTGTAGGCAAGGAAATGCCTGAAAAGGAAAAGGAAATTTTCGTGAAAAGACGCATGGTTATAAAAGAAGAGGCTGAAAAGAAAGAAACAACCGTAAATAAAGAATACGACAGACAGGAAATTGATTTTCAGAAGGAGCTTTCCTCTGTTTTTCTAACGGAAGAAGAAAAGCGTAAACAAGCCATACGGGATAGATACGATGAAATGCGCAGATTGAGGGAAGAGGCTTTTCAAGGCGAGATAGGTAATATAAAGGATTCCGAATTGGGAGAAAAAGAAAAAGCAGAAGCGATAGCTGATGCTACAGCGAAATATCTGGAAACTTTATCCACCATTGGTAACGCACAGTCATTTGAGGAAAATAAAGACAAGAAGGAACAATACGATGCCCTTATTGCCCAACTTGATGATTATAAGAGCCGCGAATACACTATAACCAAAGAATGGGATGAAAAGATTGCTCAAGCAGCAGGAAATGAGGAATTGGTAGATAAACTAACCAAAAGCAAAGAAAAAGCCTTGAACGAGTTAAATGCACAGATGTTGATGCAGTCGGATGAATGGGTAAAATTGTTCGGTGATTTAGATAACCTTACCATTTCCGAAATAGAAAATCTTATTCAGATAATCAAGTCGAAAGCTAAAGATTTGAAGCTGGACCCTATTAACCTGGATAAGGTCTTGGAAAAGCTGAAAGGTGCGGAGAATGAAATCAAATCCCGTAACCCGTTCCGTAGCTTGGTTACTCATATAAAAGAATATCAGAAAGAGGCTGATAAGACTAAAAAGAAAGCATCCTTAAAAGAAATATTTGGTGATACTTCCGAAGTGCTTGGAATGGTGAACGAATGTTTTGATTCGGTCATAGGTGGTTTAAAGAATATGGGGTTAGCAGGGGATGAAGAAACCCAAAAGTTACTTGGTAACATTTCAAAAATGGTTAGCTCCGCTGCTCAAATAGCTACGATGAATCCAGCTACTATGATTTCAGGTGCCGTTGGGCTTATATCTTCTGCATTTGATGTCTTTGACCGAAGAAGTCGTAAGGCTAATCGGGCAATTAAACAACATCAAGAGAATGTGAAAAACTTGGAAAAGCAATATCGGCAGTTGGAACGTGAAACAGCCAAAGCTATCGGCAGTGAGAAATATAGCAAGCAGATAGAGCAGGTAAATAACTTGTATCAAAAGATAGCGGAAACTGAGGGTATGATAGCTGCAGAGCAAAGCAAAAGGTCTAAAAAACGTGACGACGGAAAGATTGCTGATTGGGAAAGCCAAATAGAGGATTATAGGGATAAGATAGAAGAACTCAGGCAGGGAATTATAGATGAATTATCAACGACTGATTTGTATTCATTTTCCAATGATATGGCTTCGAGTATTGTCGACGGATTATGTAATGGTCTTGATAACGGCAAAGAAGCTATACAAGAAAAGATAAATGACTTAATGAAGAGTATCATATCTAAGCAACTGGACGTTTTTGTAATCCAAAAATCGATGTCCGGTATGTTTCAAAAAATGGCAGATGCTTTTAATGAAAACAGTGCCGGCGGTTTTGAACTTACCAATTGGGAAATAGACCAAATTGTTTCAGCAGGTCAGCAGGGAAAAGATCAGATATTGGGACAGTTGGGGCGTTATCAGGAGTTGTTGAAGAAGTTGGGACTTGTAAATAGCGAAGTTGAAGATGAAATAGAAAATGGCGTTACTGGTGAGTTGCAGGCTGCGGTAACTGAGGGCACCGCTTCCCAGCTTGTAGGTCTATGGAATATGTCTGCTTTAGATATACGTTCTTTGCTTAATTTGAGCCATGAGCATTTTATAGAATGCCGGAAGCAGCTTGCCAATATAGCTAATATTTATGTGCAGATTGTTGAAATAAACAATAATACAAAAGCAACGGCAGATAATACCGAAACTCTTGTTGAAGAACTGAAAACGGGTATTAAATCATTAGAAACAAAGCTTGATGAAATAAGAAAAAACACTAAAAACTATAATGGTAGAGGATAGTATGGAACTGAAAGAACGAATTGCATTATTAGCGGGTGCTGCTGGAGCCTGCAGTGAAGGGTTACAAGAATTAGCAGCTACAAAGTCTAGGGTTGATATGCTCAGATGCTTTTTTGATAATATTAAGTTTTGCCTTTCAAGACACACTCCGTCAAGTGTATTTCTTCGCTCTAATTTTGGAGATATGATGCACGGACAAGGATTGTATGCCGATGAAACAGTAAATGTGAAAAACCAAAAGGAAATAGCCTTTGTAGGGAAGTGTTATGCCGTAGTGGAAATAACAGAACGAATGATGTGCCGAATATGGGCTGCTGATAGTACAAAGCTGAATATTCGGGCTTCCAATGGGGCACGCTTGATTATAGATGCTTTGGATACTGCAGATATAATCGTAGATGAATGCAGCGGTGCTCATATTACGGTTTATTTATATGGTAATGCAACTTGTACGGGAGCTGATTTAATAGTTCGGAAAGGAAACACTTATGAGTTATAAACTTGACGATATAGATATATCTTCTTACGATGCTTTCCCCTATGTAGGTCAGACAAAAGATTGTATTGCCATATCAGGAGTATTTGACCTTCCTAAGCGTAAAGGAACAACGGAATATAATTGGGGAATCGGTATTGAACCGTTTGTTGATGTAGAAGATATTGAACTGGATGGCCGGACTTTAGTTCTATCTTTGGTGGTTCGCTCTGAAAATGTAAAATCCCAATTAGATAAGCTAAAGAAGGCTTGTATTTCATGCAGGCGCTTATCGACCAGATTTGGTAGCTTCAATGTTATCTGTAAGGATGAGATTTCTGTAGAAGAATACGTTTCTTTAAATATGGCTATTGTGCAAGTGAAATTTTGGCAACAAAGCTATATTCCGGCAGAAATAGGAATTAATCCGTCAGGTGGGAATAATTACGTAATGGATGGTTATTCTTTAAATGCAGATTTTGGGATTTATGTATCTTCTCGTTCTGGTGTTGAGACTGTTGGAAAGCGGATAGAGATAGGTACGACTTTGCCATATATGCAAAATGAATACCGTGAGCCTACCACATTGACATTAAAATGTACTATGTTGGGAAATAGCCTGGAAAGGTTGTATTCGAGCATGAGTCAGTTTTCGGCATTATGTATTAGCCCAGGACTCAGAAATTTGATTTTGAAAGGTAATGAACGTCTGGAGATATATTTTAAAGATGGAATAACCGTTACAGTGCGGACTAAGCATGTATTGGAATTCGATTTAAAATGTAGGGTAATGCAACAATGATTGACATCTTAGAGGTATATCGTGTAGTTTCTGGAATTGATACCAAGGTAGCCAGTATTGCATCTGATGATGCTATATTGGCTAATGGCATAATGAATAAGAATGAAGTATCGGTAACTGTGGTTACTGATACTATTCCTGATATTCAAGAGGGGGATTTTATAAGGGTTGGCGGAATAAAATATAAAATTAATCGTGCATCTGAATTTGCCGATAAAAGTTCTGTGAATCATACTACAACATACCTATTTGAAGCACCGGAATATACTTTAATAGATAAGATTCTAACCAATAAGATAACCCAAAGCACTCGCGTTACTCTTACGGGAAAATTGAGGGATTGGTTGGAATTGTTGATATGGAATGTCAATAAGACAGATGATAATCCTTTAGGGGTAGATACGGGATGGCAGCTTGGCAATATTCCAGATACGGAATATATGACATTATCATTTGACGGGATAGATTGCCGTAGTTTATTATCAGAGCTGGCTTCGGCGTATGGCTATGAGTATTATGTACATGACCATACGATAATTTATGTATCACGCATTGAAAATGAAAGAAATCTGACATTTACACAAGGGCAAGGTGGCGGATTGTATGAGGTAGAGCAAAGCAACGTTGATAGTGGTGATGTTACTACCCGTGTATATCCAGTTGGTGGAACAAAGAATATGGCTCCAGGGGAAGGCGATGAAGAAGGACGTTTAATGTTACCCGAAAAGTATTTGGAAAACTTTTCAGAAACCAATCGGGCAGTTGAGAAAAAGATTGTCTTTGATGATATTCATCCCTCTTTTACTGGTTTTGTTGAGAATCCTACGGGGGAGAATTATCGTGAGTTTATATGCCGTGATATTGATTTTAATATCGACGAATTGGCTATTGGCGATGATGCGCGTATTAATTTTCTCACAGGAGATTTAATGGGAAAATCCTTTGAATTTAAGTGGGATAATTCTAATAAGAAAATAACCCTAATCTACCAAGAAGATGAATTGGCTCCCATTGACCCGGAAACCCAAAGCAGACCTCTTATCCCATCAGCGGCCAAACATTTGAGAGGTGGTGAGGAGTTTAATTTTACCGGTATTCGTCTCGGAGAGTCATACAAGCAAGCTGCAATATCAAAGTTACGTGAGAAAGCTACGGATTGGCTTGCTTTTAATTCGCAAAAAAGGGTAAAGTTTACTCTTGATGTGGATTATCGTTATATGAGGAAAAAGGGTGGCTTAGAGTGTGGGGATTTGATAACTGTAAGCATACCGTCGCGTAATATCAGTAGAATTATTCGTATTGTTTCTACAGAAAAGAATCTGAAGACTGGAAAACTTTCGTGTGTCGTATCAAACTATCTGACTGAAAAATGGGAAGATAAGATTGAGGGGCAGATCAGTTCTATGCAGGCTACTATAAATGGAGGTGGTGCTGGCAGTGTTACTGTTCTAGAAAAATATGATGAACGGCCCCTAACAGATAAGAACGTATTATCCTCTTTACGTACTTTATTGGAGATTGCGAAAAGAGCCTTAAGTAAAGAACACTCGGACTCTACAGATTATTTGCTTAAACTCCTTGCAGGCGGTGAGTTCGGCGAGTTCGTAGACAGTATGATTGCCGGCAAGGGTGCAGGGATATTTCCTGATGGTAGAGGACAATTTGAACGGTTGGAAGTCCGCGGTTCACTGTCAGTGCTTGACTTGATAATAAACCAGATTCAAGGAATGGAGTCTGACTACTCCTTTACCGAGATTGGCAAGATAGAATCCGTGGAGGATTTGGGCGAGAGCACCTATCGTTTGAAAATAGAGAAACGCACAGACTTCGACTTCATGAAGTTCCAGGAAAATGATGTCTGCTTCTCCATCATTAATACATTACTAACGGGCGGTTCCGAGTATCATACAAGCTGGATGCGTATTCTTACCACCAATGCGCAGGAGAACAGCATAACGGTCGTGCTCTATCCGGACAGTGAGGTGCCTGGCGGCACGAACTATCCGCCGTTGGCCGGCTACAACGTAACCCGCAGGGGTAACAGTACGCTTCCTGAAGAGGGTGGCTTTAACGGTCGGGCACAGTCGTGGATGATTTCTTCGCGTGAGGGGCGCATCATGTTTTTGTCCAATGTCTATAAGCCGATACTGGAGGACTACAACTATGCGCTGACTATCGGAAAACTCCCTAACATCAAGGCACTCGAAAAACTGCCGGTGACAACCGAAGATGTTGGCATCGTTGCACAGACGGTCATTGCCGAGAAATTCTATCAGTTCGATTATAACGGTGATGTCGTACCCAACAAGGTAGACCGGGGTGCCTGGTCGCTGGAAACGGCCCAGAGCGGCGCTCCTTACCGCTTAGTGCAGCACGAACTGGCAAAGCCTTCCGGCAGCGAATATACCCTGCTGGAGCAGCATACGGTCTACCACCTTGGCTGCAAGTGGGGCTGTCTGTCAGATAAGACAACCGACGAACCGAAATGGAACTCCCCTTCATGGGGACTCCTTGAGGGCGACAGCAGGTATTCGCTCCAGCTCTCCCTTTCGGGCGGGGAGGCATTCGTCATAGGAGGTGTGGATGAGGTAATTTCCGGGCGTATATATTTCGGAACTACGGATATAACGGATGATGTGATGGCGGACGATGCTACCGAAGTGGAGTGGTTCCGCAATAGTGGCAATGTTCCGGCGGACAACCTCTGGACGCCTGAGTATGTGGACGGAAACAGGCTTGCCATCCATATCGACAACGGGAACCAGCACGGGGTCGGTTCGGATTTCGGTTTTGTCAGCAAGTCCGTGATATTCACCTGCCGGGTGTTCTTTCCGGTAAACGGCAGGTTGGAGGAAGTGGATAAGAATTTAGGATTTGACATCGTATAAGAATTTATAGGTATATGGGATTAAAGAGTAACAAGCAGTGGGGCCGTATTTACGTTGCCCCCCTTTCCCTTCAGGGAGAGATAATAGTATTGTCGGGCAGTCCTGTGCAGACGTATGACAAGGAACTGCGGGAATACAGCCCCGACCGGACCCTGACACCGCTGGTCATCGTGCCGAAGGTATCGGCGTTCGACGAGAAGACGGTATTCGGTGAAATGGAACTCACGGGGGTGGAGTGGTTTGAGGGCGCACCCCGTGACAAGTCGGCCAACCGTATCGTCGAGGGCGAGTATTACAGCATTTCCGACGGCAGCGGCGGTGTGCCCAAATATGCGCTTACCATCCGGAAGAACATTCCGCCGGAGAAGCCGGTGGAGTATTTCGGCATCGCGATATTCACTGACCCGCGCACGAACCGCGAGGTCCGCTGTGAACGGAGCGTGAAGTCCTATGCGCACCTTTATGACAACAAGGCGTATTCGTTGCGCCTGAAGGGGGATTCCGTGATGGTGACCGACCCGCTGCGTCTGGCCGACCGTTCCGGTTATTGGGACAGAGAGATAGAACCGCAGCTCTATACAGGCACTGAACCCGTGGATGATGAACACGCCGCATATTTCTGGGACATCCTCGAAGACGGAGCATACCGCCCGGTTACACCGGATGACCCCGGTATTGTCTGCCATGATGTGAACGGTGTATATACAAGAAAGCTGATGTATCAGGCGAAGTATGTCACCGGTGCAAGCTTCCGTTGCCGTGCCTGTGAGTATGCGGGCAGCAGACCGCAGGCCCCTACGGACGGGCGGCTGGAAGTGGTAATTGAGGTAAAGACGGAGATGGCAGCTTCCCTCAATTGCGAAATTATCCAGACGAAAGGTTTCACCCTGTCGGAGGACATGCAGCAGCCGAGCGCCTATGAAATACGCATCTTCGACAACCGCCGCGAGTACGGTACAGAGTACGATGACCTTTTCCGCATCACATGGAAAGGCCAGAGTGCCAAGCCGGGCGAGCCGGAGAAGGTGCTGGCAACCGGCGGGCGGACGTTGGAGTTCATTCCGGCGGACAAGGGTTTCCCGGCAAAATATATCTTCCATGTGCGGGCGGAAGTGGGGCTTCTCACAGGTGAGTCCCTGATGGGCGATGAGGAAGGCGCCGTTATATCCTCGCAGGTTGACGGACAGACGGTATTCATTGCCACGGGGCCTGTATATGAATAATTGAGTAACAACTTTAAACTTTAATCAATATGTACGTAATTGTAGAAAAGGCAAAGCTCGAAGGCAAATTCTTTGGGATAATGAATACCCTTCCGGATGGCAGGGTGTACATTCCTATCAGTGAGATGCGAAATGTGGGTACTCTTCTTGACATCGACATCATCGGTTCTGCACGTGAGTTAAAGGAACTGATAGAGAAACAGCAGGAAGCGATGCAGGGTTCAGAGGACATCGACCCCGGTTTCAGTGTGACACCCGAAGAGGAAGAGGAAATAGACCCCGGTTTCAGCCAGGAGCAGAATCCGGACAGCGACAGCGGGGCGTCGGAAGAGGGTGATGGCAGCGTGACCGGTCCGGAACAGCCGGCCGGGGCAAAGACTGACGGAAAAAGGAAAGGAGGCAGACGATGAACCAGAATCAAGTGACCGCTTCACTGGCTATCGTGGCGGTGAGCAACGGAACAACCGTCAACGGGTATGTACGCGTGGACAATGGTCCGCTTATCCAGGCATGGACAAAGGGAAGTGACAAGTATACGCCGGACTTTGAAGCGTTGGCGGAGGACAAACGCCCTATTGTCATCGTCGTATTGCGGGATGTGAGCAGCGGGCGCATCCTCATCCCTTCCAGGCTTGTATTCAAGTACAACGGTACCGAACTTGCATTCGGGGAGGACGGACTGTGCAATACGGAACAGTTTGTCGGCATGTTCAAGCGCGTAACCGGGTATAATGTAAGTGTAGACTCGCAGTCCTATCCCATGACGGGACTTCGCGTCATGAAGAACCTCGTACCCATCTCCGGATATGACAATGACCGCATAACCGTTTCCGGGGAAGTTGAAATTGGCGGGCATACGGTCTCGTTCAACGAACTTGCGACTGATGTTGTCATCCAGGAATCATCGGGTAAACAGTATGAGTTATTCATTACTTCTGACAAGGGTACGCAGATAATCAATCCGTCCGAAGTGCTGACGTTGAAGGCATCGCTGTACAGCGGCGGAGACCTTATCAACGATTTGGGGAATATCACGCTCCAATGGAAGAAGCAACTGCCATCGGGAGAGGCCAACCTCGGAACTCAGGGAACCCAGAACATTGCCGCGAATGATATTGACGGTTCGCTGGTGGTAAGTTGTGAGGCTGTGCAGAATGCGAAGGTCATAGCTAAGGGCTTCATTACCGTGTTCGACCTCTCAGACCCTATACTGGCGGCATTCAAGGTCAAGGGGCTTGCTTCTGACGGGCAGATATATCCGGGAGAGACGGGAACGCTGACGCCGTATGCCTATAAACGCCAGTCCGGTGAGGAGGTGGCGGTGGCAAGCTGGGACTTCGCCACATTCGATGGTGAAAACAATCCGTTTACATTGTCGGGAAAGGACAGTAACAAGTTCCAAGGAAAGGACATCGCACTGACCTATACGGATGCGGCGAGGGCCAAGACGTTCAGAGTAATCGCAACGAACACTAATCCTATTGAGCTATGATGGTGACAGCGTTTTTGAGTGTCGTGGCGGTACGTGAGCCTGACCCGGTGGAATACGTTGACATCGAGTGCCAGCCGGCTGCCATCTCTGTGGATTGTAACAATGTGCAGCTTACACCGCTGAAGCTGAAAGCCCTGCACCGCAGCGGGGCTGATGCGGCCCTGCTGGATGTATTCTGGCGGCTGCATGTCCAGTCGGCCGGCAAGGACCTCGGTACGGCGGATTCCCCCGGTGCATCGTCCGAATGGGAATACTACCTTCCGTCTGACAAGTGGGGCAATGCGGATTCTATTATCGTGGAAGCGTACCGTGATAGTGCCCGCGAGACCCTTCTTGCTCAGAAGAGGGCCAGTATTGTTCGGCAGAACCCGTCCCCGTTCCCGGTCGAGGGTGACTGGAAACCGCTGCCGTTCAAGTATAAGAACGGGGAATATTTCCTGGATAAGGAGAAGGGGTTTGTATTCATGTGGATGAATCCAGTGGCCGGAAACAGTGATAAACACCCGTTCTTTGACGTGGCCCAAAATCCGGACACTACTTCCTGGAAATCTATCCAGGAATACCCGCTACTGGGTACGCAGCTTTTGCTTGCCAGGAAGATAGATGCAGACCTCATCGACGTAGATAAGCTGAAGGTGAAGCACCTGGATGGTGCAGACGGGACTTTTACAGGTGATTTAAAAAGTGGCAGTGTCAATATTGCCGGCGGGAAAACCCTTCTGAATAAGGATGGAAGCGGGAAATTAGCCAATGGAGCGGTAAGCTGGACAAAGGAAGGCGATGTGGACTTTTCGGGAAAGGTGCATTTGAATAAGGTCACTATAGAGAGGGGTGTTACCCCTGATATTGTCGGAAACGGGCAGATGTGGAAACTTCCTGATACGGCAGATACCTTTATGGACCACATGGTACTGACCGGTGGCTTACCCCAGGTGGCTTTGTCCCCTAATTACGATTTTTGGGGCGGGCGTTCACTCACCATTTTTAATGTCAGTGATACGAAAGTAAAGATATGGGGAAGTGGCGACCCCGGTATATATATTCCTGCATACGGCTGTGCTCATTTGGAATGTATTGCATCGATAGGTGGTTCATTGGCACAGTGGAATGTATTGGGGGTTTCAGATACGGGTATTATAGCATACCCGATTGCGTAATTAAAAAAGTATTGTATGGATATGCTTTTAAGAATTAACGACAAGCTACTGCATTTTCTTGCATGCCTTGCCATCACGCTGACAGCGGGTGAACTCTGTGCCGTTACGGCAGGCGTGACGAAAGAAGCCGCTGACTGGATGTATAAGAAGAACTGCAAGGTCGGTTCGGGATGGGACTGGCTGGACATACTTGCGGATGCTGTCGGCATAGCGGTCGGCAGCGTATTAAGGAGATTGGTATTCGATTATTAATGTAATAAAAAGGATTATGTTAGACACATTATTGGTTGCGCTGGTTATTTCAATAGATACCGTGCTGGTAAAGGAATTTCCGCAGAAGGCGGAAGTCGAGTTCAAGAAAAACGATTTGAAGGAGAACATCATCAAGTCAGCCTTGAATTTCCATAATAGCGGGAAGAAAGACGACAAGACCTGGAACTGGAAGATTCAGGATGTGGTGTTCAGAAAAGATTAAAACAATGTTCAATTTAAATTCAAATAATCATGGGAGCTATAAAAACAATGAAGGAAGTCGAAAGCGCACTTCCCCAGAAAAAAGAGATAAATTATGTACGTGCTTTGGACAAAGAAGGCAATCCGATTTTAATCAATAAAGAGGACCTGGCGCAAGTTGTGGGAGAACTGATA